GTCAATGGCGATTTTGTAGATGCAACTGGTGATGGAACATTTAAAATATCTGTTCCTGACTTAGCAAACAAAAAACTTGAACATCAGAAATTATTGAAGAGAATATCTCTCAATCCACTCTTTGACGGGGCAAGGCGTGAGACAGCGCCAGGCACCACTGGCATCCTCGTAAATGGTACAGAGATATCAAACTATAAGTCAGGTGATGTTATCTTCTTTGGTGGTGTTGAATCAATAGATGTGTTAGAAGGTGGATCACAATATGATGTCATCACACCACCAACAGTGTCTGTTGAAAGTTTGACAGGTGCTGGTGTGAGTGCAACTGCAAACGTTAAAGGACAATTTGAAAGAATTGATGTTGTAGATCCTGGCTTTGATTATGTTGCACCACCTGTAATTGAAATTAGTGGTGGTAATGGTCAAAATGCAATCGCAAAATCAAGATTGAAACAGATTGATCACTTTATTGATTTTGATGCATCATCTACAGGTAATGTTATTAATATTTCAGATGATACAATTGGATTCGGAACATTCCATAAGTTCAGAGATGGAGAAGCTGTAATCTATAAAACCTTTAATACTGGTGCAATTGGTATTGCAAGTGCTGGTATTACAACAGATCAAATTCAACAAACACCAGATCAGAGACTTGTTGATGAGTCAATTTACTTTGTATCTAAAGTTAATAACACAACTATCAAACTTGCAAATAATCAAAATGATGCTCTCACCAAATCCAATCTCATCAATCTCACTGGTTTTGCTGACGGATCACAAAGATTACAAAGTTTAAACAAAAAACAAGTTTTAGGTCAAATTATTATTGAGAATCCTGGCGATGGATATGAAAATAAGAGAAGATTAGTTCCTACAAGTGGTATCAACACATATTCTGATTTTATTGAATATGAAAATCATGGATTTAAAGATGGTGAGTTAGTACGTTATTCAAATAATCAAGTCAAGGTTGGTGGATTAGATACAGATCAAGATTATTATATTTTAAAAATAAGTGATGCTCGATTCCGTCTTGCAGCTGCTGGTATTGGTTCAACTCTATCAGATGCAAATTATATTTCAAAACAATTTGTTGGTTTAACATCAATTGGATCAGGAGATCATGTGTTTAACTATCCTCCAATCGTTGTAAATGTTAAAGGTGTGATTGGAATTAATACAGTTCATCCAGAAAATTATCATGCAAAAATTAATCCAATTGTCAGAGGATCTTTAACTTCAATTAATATTGAAAAACCTGGCCTTGGATATGGAAATGATAATACATTTAATTTTAGTATTCCACCAACAGTTCGAGTTTCTTCTGGTTCATCTTCAGAATATAAAGCAATCGTAACTAACGGTAGAATACAATCTGTAATTGTAACTCGTTCTGGTATAGAATATACATCTCCACCTGATCTACAAATACTTGGAGATGGTGTTGGTGCAAAAATTATATCATCAATCAGTAATGGAAGAGTTAGTTCAGTTACCGTTGATAATGGTGGTGTTGGATATTCAACTGCTTCAGTTGCTGTTCAAGAAATAATTCCTGGCACTGGTGCTATATTCTTAACAAAAGTTAGGTCATGGGAAGTTAATAACGTTAAAAGATATGAAGATATATTCTATGGTGATGATGGATTCTTATCTAGAGGTGATAATGATGAAGGAATCAAATTTACATCATTCTATGTGCCTAGAGGTTTAAGAAAGATACTTAAACAAAAAAATAGTGATGGAACAATCGATTATACATCTAATGACTTAAACTTATTAAACAATGCAGAACAACCATCTTTAAATCACTCACCGATTATTGGATGGGCTTATGATGGTAATCCAATTTACGGCCCTTATGGATATGATCGTAAAGATGGCGGTTCCGTGAGAATCATGAGATCGGGATATTCTCTCAAAACAAATAGAGATGATGGCCCTCCAATATCCACATTCCCTCTTGGATTCTTCACAGATGATTTTGAGTATCTTGGAAATGGAGATTTAGATGAAAATAATGGTAGATACTGCATTACACCAGATTATCCAAATGGAACTTTTGCTTATTTTTCAACTATTAATCCTAGTGAAAATGAAACAAGCGGAACATTTAAAAACTTCCGTGCTCCAGTATTTCCATATTTAATTGGTAATAGTTTTGCTGCAAAACCAGATGAGTTTAATTTTGTTGAAACCAATAATCAAGATTTAAATTTAAATACACTAGGACTTCGTAGAAATACAAACCCATATAAACTTGAAGGATCAGGTGTAGATTATGAAGGAATACATGATAGCAGAAAATTAGTTGATCAAGAAATAGATGTTAATTATGCATCTGCTGGTAGAATCAATCAGTTTGAATTATTAAGTGCTGGATCTGGATATCAAGTTAAAGATGATCTTCGAGTTTCTAGTTTAGGAAAAGGAAATGGTTTTTCTGGTGAAATATCAAAAGTTGAAGGTAAAAATGTAGTATCAGTTGCATCAACTGTAGTTAAGATTGAAAATCTAGTATTCTCATACAATAACTCAAATGGACAAGTAACAGGACTTTCATCACAACCTCATGATTTGGTTGTTGGTGATCTTGTAACTATTTCGGGATTATCGACAGATTCTCTAAGAAAATTAGATGGAAGACATCAGATTGGATTCAATACATCATTCTTACAATTAAACGCAGGCATTGGAACTACTGTAGCAACTGGTATTGTTACAAGTATTTCAGTCACTGGTGATTTATCTAAAAATGGAGTTTCTCCAAATGATATTTTAGGTATTTCCACAGAGAAATTTTTAGTTCTTAATGTTGATGATATTAATGATAAACTTCGTGTTAAGAGACAGTTTGATGGTGTCTTAGGAACAGCTCATACAAGTGCATCTGTAGTAACTAACTTAAATCGCACAATTACATTTAACTTAGGTATTAATACTGATATACAAACAAGAGTTAATATTCCTTACTATTTCAATCCATCTGAAAGTGTTGCTCTAGGAGAATCAGCTGGAGTTGGTATTGGTTCAACAATCAGTTACTCATTCAAAGTAGTTGGTGGTGGAACCACAGAAAGATTTGTTCCAACTCAAAATATATTCTTGCAGGGTCATGGATTTAAGACTGGTGATAAGTTATTATATTCAAGTGATACTGGAACTACATTACAAGTATCAAACGGCATAGGACAAACATTTAGTTTAACAAATAATTCTCCAGTATTTGCAATTAACAATGGTGTTAATTTACTTGGATTATCTACAAACCCAGTTGCAATTGGATCAACTGGATCTGTTGCTGGTATTGGATCAACCGCATATCAATTATTCTTTAAGAGTCATGGAACTGGTGTAATTCATAGTCTTACACCTCAAAGAACTGAAATTACTGGTTTTGCGGAAAAAGTGGTAGGAACGGTTGTTTGTAAAGAACCACATCAATTACAGGCGAATGACCGTGTTTCATTATCTGTAACTCCAGGCATCACAACAACATTCAATATTCAGTTTGATGATGTTACAAGAAGAACTTTTGTAAATCCAATAACTTTTGCTGGATCTGCTGTTGATACAACTTCAAATACAATCACATTCGTAAATCATGGATTTAAAACTGGAGATAAAGTTCTTTATAAATCTGCGAACACGATTAATCCTCTCAAAAGTGAATTTACCTATTTTGTAATTAGAATTGATAATAATACATTTAGATTATCAGAAACTGCATTTAAATCTAATAAGTTAATACCAGAAGCGATATCATTCACATCAACAGGATCTGGACATACAATTGCACTTATCAATCCACCATTATCACTGACTCGTGGATATAAGGTTGGATTTGCTGTATCTGATGCATCTTTAACACAAGTTATATCTGGAAAGAAAAGACAAATATTTGATTTTGAATTATTCAGAGATACTAATTTTACAAATCCATATTTCAATAATGATGAAGATAGTAGTTTCCAAGTTGTAGGCGTTGGAACAGTTGGAGTTTCCACAACCGCAAGAGTTGATGTTTCTCTAACAGAGAATACTCCAAATGATCTATTCTACAAATTAACTCCTACTAATTTAAACTTTAATGCTCCAACAAAGAGAAATCCAATTATTGATACTGATGTAATTAACTACTCTAGTTTAAAAATATCAAATAGTGGATATAATGGTGATTTTGTAGTTACAGGTATTGGAAGCACTACCTTCTCATTTGTAATGCCATCTCAACCAGAGAAAGATGGATATACAAAAAATGAAGCGACTGTTTTAAAATATAATACAAATTCATTAACTGCAATTGGTTCAATTAATAATATTAGAATCATATCAAAAGGAAAGAATTACTTAAACATTCCTGTTGTTACTTCAATCGGATCAACTCTTGGAGTTGGTGGTGTTGTCAGATTGAATAGTGATGAAGTTGGAAGATTAAGAAGATATCAAATTAAAAATATTGGATTTGACTATTCAGCAGATAAAACAATTCAACCATCTGTTCAATTACCACAAATTTTAAGATTAGATCGTTTATCTAAAATTGCAAATGTTGGAATTAATTCTGGTGGTAAAAATTATGTTCAACCACCAAATATTGTCATAATTGATCGTGTAACTGGATCAATCAAAGATGAGGTAATAACTGAAGTTGATATCCAAGGAACATCTGTATCAGAAGTTAGAATTTTAAGAAATACAAACTCTCTATACGGCACAAATCCAAGAATTGTTCCAACAAACAATAATAATGGAATTAAGGTTAAAAATCTATCATTTACAAGTGGCACTAATCTTGTAACTCTAACATTAGAGGGTTCTTATGATTCAACCACATATCCATTTGAATTAGGTAAGAAAGTTTATGTTGAAAATATTGGTATTGGATCTACAGGAAGTGGATATAATTCATCAGATTATAACTATGAATCATTTGTAATTACAGGTGTGAATACAAATCCTGGCGGTGGAAATGCAACTGTATCTTATAATTTAGATTCATCGGTTACAAGTCCTGGCTTATTCAGTGAATCTGCATCATCAGGACAAGCAATACCATTTGAAAATCTTGCTACATTTAACATATCTGCTGAAACAAACCAGTTTAGTATTGGGGAAACTGTTAGCACAGGGGATAAAGTTGGAACAGTTGTTGCATGGAATGAAAATAACAAATATCTAAAAGTCTTATCAAATGATACTTTCAAGGTAGGTGAATCAATTAATGGAGAATCATCTAAATCTATTGCTGTTATTGAACAGACAACTAAATTCAATTCAGTCTTTACTATCGATTCGGATTCTGAATTTAGAAGTGGTTTCCGTAAAGAGACTGGAAAATTAAGCACCGAACTACAAAAATTAGCAGATAATGATTATTATCAAACATTCTCATACTCACTAGGAAGTCCAGTTTCATATGATACATGGAAAGATCCAGTTAACAGTCTTGGTCACGTTGTCGGATTTAGAAACTTTGCAGATGTAAGTGTTGTATCAACAGCATCAACTGATGATAAGAATCGTAGAAACGCATCTGTTAGTGTATCGGATTCTCCTATTGTAGTTGTTACTGATTTAGTAAGTGAAAAAGAATCTCTTCATAATTCATATGATTTTGATTTAGTTACAGAAAATTCTAAAAATATTGATGGAGTATTTGCATCTGATGAGATTAACTTTGGTAATAGAATCTTAACTGATTATATTGAATCCAGAACCAATAGAGCAATTACAATTGATAGTGTCAGTTCTGAATTCAATGATCTGCCTCGTGCAACTGCATTTTCTGATGTATTTGGCATAGATCTTGATGATATTGATGGTGTTAAATTCTATGTCATGGTATTTGATACTAGATTCTCAGGAGAGAAAGAAATAATTCAAATTAACTTACTTCATGATGGATCTCTTGGATATATGATGCCATTTGGCCGTGTTGAAACTGCGATTGATCTTGGTGATTTTGACTTTAGTATTACAGGTTCAACTGGAAATCTAAGATTTCTACCAGCTAAATCTAGATTTAATAACTATGCTTTAAGATTGTTCGCAATCGAAACATTTAAAAATACAGTTACTGGTATCAGCACTCGATCAATTGGAACTGGATATGACATCATTTCTACTTCATCTGGTATTGGTTCTACAGATCCATCTCCAGTTCAGGTTGTGGGATTTGGATCAACTGCCATTACAACTAGTAAATTATTCATTCAAACACAAGAGTTAGGTGGTGATCAAAGAACTCAGTTAAATGAACTAGTTGTATTAAATGATAGTGAAGAGGCATATGTCTTAGATTATGCACAGATGATTAATGAAAATATATCTGCAAGTAACTCTCCGAATACAGGACTCGGAACATTTGGTGCAGATGTAAGATCAGGAATTACAAGTGTATATTTCACACCTACCACTGGTATTGGTGTTACAATGAGAATTCATCAGGTAGCTATCGGTGGAACTGCTACTGGAATTGGAAGTACAACCATATCTCTCACTGAAGTTTTAACTACAACAACTAACATTGCAGCGACAGGAACTCCACAAGAAACTCGAATCAGTGGAATTAACTCTGGTACATACACTGCTTTTGATGCATTAATCGAAATTCATAATACAACAGATGATCAATATGCAGTTACTCAAGTAACCGCAATTCATGATCAAATCACTCCACAGTTTGTAGAGTTTGGTTATATGGATAACTTCAACGGAACTGGTATTGGAACTGTTGGTGTTGGATATTCATCTGCAACTGGTGGCGATATTGAACTTCGTTTAACTCCTCCAGCAAACAAAGCAATCACAACTAAAGTATTCCAATACAACTTCAATGAATCTGGAACTGGTGGAGTAGGTTTAGTTACATTTACTGATTCTAGATTAAAGTCTGCTGAAGGATCATACACTGGAACTGAGAACGACGTTAAGTTCTCATTCAATATGAAACACACTGGAGATGCTATATTCCACAAAACGTTTGATTCATCAGATACTGCTGTTGTTGATGTAACTAACAATACATTTGTTGTTGATAATCACTTCTTTAATACTGGTGAAGAATTAACATATACCCCAACTGGTGCTGGTACAACTATGAGTATCGGAATTGCAGCAACTGCAATTAGTGGAATTGGTGTTACTAGTAAATTACCATCAACATTGTTTGCTGTTAAGATTGCAGAAAATAAATTTAAGGTTTCTAGAACTGCTGCTGAAGCACTTCAAGCAATTCCAAAAGTTATTGATGTAACTGCTGTTGGTGTTGGAACAACACACTCATTTACTTCAAAGAATCTTAACTCTAAGGTATTAGTAACTCTTGATAATAACATTCAAAGTCCTGTAATTCAATCACCAGTTAATACAACATTAGCATTTGATTCATTATTAACTTCAGACTTTATAACTCTAACAGGTATATCATCATTCTTCTCTGGAGATATTATAAAAATTAATGATGAATTTATGAAGATTGATACGGTTGGTATTGGATCTACAAATCAAATTCTTGTTAAAAAGGGACAACTTAATTCTGCACTTGCAAATCATAGTGCTGGTGATACTGTGACCAAGTTCTTAGGTAACTATCAAATTGTTAGAGATACAATTAACTTTACTGATGCACCTAAAGGATCAAAAGGCCCTGCTGGTTTGACAACCACATCTACATTTGTAGGTCGTGTGTTTACACACACTGGTATTCCTGGCGGTTCTCAAGAAACATATGCAAACAACTTTGTGTTTGACACAGTTGAAAATCAATTCACAGGTATTGCAACAAACTTTATACTTAAGTCTAGTGGACAAAACGTTACTGGATTTGCAACAAATACAGGTGTGATTCTTCTTAATGAGATATTCCAAAATCCAAATGATGATTATATTATCTCTGAAACTGCTGGTATTACATCTGTAAGTTTCACAGGTGTTGGGGTTACAAATAACTATGATGTTAATGTATCATCTGTACCTAGAGGTGGTATTATTGTTTCTGTTGGTGAGACTTCATCATTCGGATATCAACCTTTAGTTGCTGCTGGTGGTACTGCAATCGTATCTGCTGCTGGAACGGTTGAATCAGTATCCATTGGTAATAGTGGATCTGGATATCGTGTTGGATTACAAACCAATATTCTTGTTAGAGCTGTTACAAGTTCTGGTATTGTCACAATCGGTAAAGCAAATGTTGCTGCTGGTTTAGTTACATCTGTCACTATTACTAGTGGTGGATCAGGATTTAGTTCTGCAACTCCTCCAACTCTTGAGTTTGAAAAACCACTTAACTATGAAAATATGAGATTAGTTGGTAGTTCAACAGGTATTGGTGCATCTGTGTCGGTTCGTGTTGGAACTGCTTCAAGTATAATCAGTTTTGATATTACAAACTTTGGATATAATTATAAGATTGATGATGTTCTTACAATCGAGGAAGGTGGTCAAGCTGGTATTCTAACAGATGCTAATAAAGTTGTTAAAGATTTTTCATTAACTGTTCTTGATGTGTTCAACGACAGTTTTGCTGGATTTACCTTTGGTGAATTAGAGAAGTTAAATTCATTTGAAAATCTATTTGATGGTGATAGAAGAACATTCCCAATTACTAAAACAATTGGTGCGGTTGAAACTCCAATTACATTAAGATCCGAGAAAGGATCTCCGATTCGTGTTGAAGATAACTGTTTAATATTCTTAAATGATATCATTCAGGTTCCATTTGAAAGTTATGTGTTTAATGGCGGATCTCAAGTTACATTCTCAGAAGCTCCAAAGGTTGATGATAAATTAAGAATTTATTACTATCGTGGTTCTGATAATGATGTCATTGAAGTTGATATTCTAGAAACAGTTAAAACTGGTGATAGTCTTACAATCAATAAGTATCCTGATATTGGTTTAGATGAGGTATTCCAACAAGAACCAAGAACAGTTACAGGTATTACTACATCTGATACTGTGACTACTAATACTTACATTGATGCTGGAATCACAACAGTCAGAACACTTCAGAGACCAGTTACTTGGAAGAAACAGATACAAGACGTAGTTGTTAATAATATCGGAATCGGTAAAGATAGAGCGGAACTAGAGCCTGGAATTAGACCAACTGCTTACATTATTAAGAATGTATCTGCTGGTTCATCTGAAATATTCACAGATACCGCAGTTCCATTGTTTAATCAAGTTGATGATATTGTTGAAACTAAACAAAGTGTATTGGTTCTTGATCCAACAACTAAGACAGGTGTTGCTGCAACCGCAGTTGTATCTGCTGCTGGAACAATATCAAGTGTTGTGATTTCAAGTGGTGGATCAGGATATACTGCAATACCTCATGTTTCAATTGGTGTAACTGCTGGTATTGGAACAATTCATGCTGGTATCGGAACAACATCTGCTAATGCTACGGCTGTTGCGTCTATTACTAACGGAGTCGTTACAAGTATCAATGTAGTGAATGCTGGTTCTGGATATACTAATACAAATCCACCATTAGTATTAGTGGAACCAGAGGCACCTATTCAAGATACCTTAACCAGTATCAAGTATGAAGGTGACTTTGGACATATTGTTGGTATTGGAACATCAACTGTTGCTGGAATTGGAACAGCGTTACAACTGGATCTCTTTATTCCAAAAGACTCTGTTCTTCGTGATGCATCAGTTGTTGGAACATCTGTTACTGTAAGTGGTATTTCTTCGGGATATTACTTCACTGCATTTGAAACAAATGTCGGTAGTGGTATAACTGCATATGAAAATGCGGTTGGAACATCACCATCTGGTGTTGGAACTTCCTTCCTAGATAATATATACAGAGTACATAGTGCTAAAACTATACAAGGGCCTGCCTTTGGAATTGGTGCAACCACTCTGAGAAGAGTAACAGTAAGTGTCAGTTCTACTGAAGGTATTGGTATTGGAAGTGGAATGTTTGGTAAGTATTCTTGGGGTCGTTTGCACGACTTTGTTAAGAAGGGTGATGGTGCATTTACAGCGATTAATAATGATGGCATCACAGGAATCATCACTGGCCCTGTGATCATTAGAACTAGGGATTTAAAAGAATCCTTTACATAATATAAATAAAAACAAAAAGTATTGATAAAATGTCAGCTATTATAACTGATCAACTGCGTATATTAAACTCGGAAAATTTTGTAGCGGGTATAGCATCAACTACGAACAGTTATTATGCGTGGATTGGTCTCCCTAACCCAGAAGATTTTCAGTCTGATTGGAGTGAAAATCCACCAGCTCCAAAAGATTCTTTTAGTGAAGAGAATGATTATTGGGATACAATGATCGCTCTGAAGAAGTTGAATTCAGATGATATAGCAAGAGTTGTTAGAAAGATAACTTGGTCATCAGGTACAACGTATGAAATGTATCGGGATGATTATTCTCGATCAAATCTGTCACCACAAACTAGTTCAACTAATTTGTATGACACGAATTATTATGTAATGAACTCAAACTTTAGAGTTTATGTTTG